AGGAGCATACTTCGTTGAGACCAACCGTATGTACACTGCTACCGATGGTGCTTCAAGCGCCAAGGTATACCGCACAATCGTTTGCGGTCAGCAGGCTCTCGCTGAGGCAGTTGCCGAAGAGCCACACGTAGTCGTCGGACCTGTAGTCGACAAGTTGATGCGTCACCGCCCAATGGGCTGGTACGGCGTACTCGGCTTCGCTCGCTACCGTGAAGAGGCTTTGTACCGCATTGAAAGCGGTTCTTCAATCGCTTCCTAGTTGATTGACTCTGAGGGGTAGGCATATTTGAAAAGTCTACCCCTTTGGGGTGAGTCCATTAAGGAGGACTAATGACCGAATACATCTTCAAGACACCTACGGTGCGAGAAGGTCCCGCTGGACGTCACAGGCTGTTTTACTTCTATAAGTTAGATAAAGGGATAACTATCGTTAAATCAGGAAGCACTTATTCCCAGATACGGTACCCGCTTGATGAAGACCTAGTCGACTATGATGTGGTATACTTGGGGGGCAGAGACCATGTCGTTAGTGAGGCTGTGAAGGCTGAACTAATCGCAGGTGGTGTCGGAGTAACGGAGAGTAATTTTACAGCAATATGAAACATTGGGAACATCATCCCGAGCCAGTTGATACTTGCTTTGGTTGCAAGGCATTAACTCTTCAAATGAACGCAGGGGATGCAACAAGAGATATTCCAGATAAGAAATGGAATGCAGAACTACAGGCATATAGAGATGCTAGGGCTCAAGGTATTCAACCTAACAGCACTAACATGAAAGATATACAGAATGCTCAAAGAGCATCTGAGATTCTAGGTAAAGCCTATGACGGTAATACCATGCCTAAAGCACATAAGATAAATAAGGGCGTAGCCGAAGTAATGAAAGAGATAGGTGCATAATGCCAAAGGTAGGAAAGAAAGAGTTCCCTTACACCGCCAAGGGTAAGGCTGCTGCTAAGAAATATGCAAAGAAGACCGGCAAGAAAGTTAAGAAGGGTAAGGCATACTAATGGCTAACAAGTCTAAGACTCGAGTAGCGCCATCTCGTATTGCTCGCTATATTCAAAATGCAGCAAAAGAATATGCTGAATGGAACGAAGGCGGTAGAACCGATGCTCAAGCAGGACAATTCTGGGGAGCATTATTGCAAGGACGTAAATACAACAAAAAAGGAATCCAAAAGAAATGAAGAAGTCAAAGAAACATCCTGGATTCAAGGCAGTACAGAAGAAAATAGCACGCCGGTCCGGTGTATCAATGGAACGTGCTGGTGCAATCCTCGCCTCGTCAACTCGCAAGGCAAGTCCAGTAGCAAAGCGTAAAAATCCTAGATTAAAGAAAGTGAAAGGAAAGTAGTATGGCAAAGGTAAATCCTTTAGCAAAAAAAATGTACAAGGATTATGGCATAACCATATCTGAAGCAAAGCAAGTTGCTAAACTTATCAATAAGGCAAATAAAGCACAATTAAAGGCTGGCAAGGAAATAAGTGCAGACTTCTCTGCAGGCACCGAAAAGAGGGCTATAGGCCGAGCAGTTTTACGCGAACTACCAGTTAAAAGAACTACTGCAGCACAAAAGTCTGAGCGTGCCCGTACTCTCGGTAGAGTAAATAAAAAGCGCAAATAACTTAGATTAAAGAGAGTAAGAGGTAAATAAAATGGCTGAATTAAGAAGAAATAATGCTGAGTTAAGAAGCGTGTTTAGTGAGTCTTATGGAAATTCTAAACGTCGTAAAGAAAAACAAGCCAGCGCTAAACTACGTGGTCGTAATCAGAATCGCAAAGGATTTGATGACCAATCTAATGTAGATAAAATTTATCGGTGGATTAAAAATGTAACCAAAACTAAACCGATTTATGATGAAGATACACGTAGATGGATTAATGCTAGGAACAGTGGTAATAAGTAATGTCATCAGGGAAATACAAGCCGCATCGTGGGTTTAACCCGATGCAGATTAAAGACGGCATGGTGGTGCGGCTTAACAAGAATGGAACCGTAAGGGCGGTTCTTGGAAAGTACGGGGAATATGGCAAAGCAAACAAGTAGACGTGACCCACGCTTGGCACGTGCAGGTGTATCAGGATTTAATAAACCCAAGCGCACTCCTAACCATCCTAAGAAATCACACATAGTAGTTGCCAAAGAAGGCAACCAAGTAAAGACCATAAGATTTGGCGAACAGGGAGCCTCCACCGCTGGTAAGCCAAAAGCCGGGGAATCTCGGCGTATGACGATGAAGCGTAAGTCTTTTAAGGCTCGCCATCGTCGCAACATCTCAAAAGGAAAAATGAGTGCCGCATATTGGGCAGATAAGGTAAAGTGGTAATGGCAAAGAAACCAATAAAAGTTTCCCAGGCTACTATTGATAGAATCAAGAAAATGGGAATGACTGCAGCCTTAAAGAAGGCTGGAACATCTAAGAATGCAGAATACGTAGAGGGTATCCGCCGTATGTACGGAGAACGACGCCTTGCTGCTGCTCAAAAGAACGCAGGTTCTAAAACTGCTAAGTCAGCAGATGCCGCTCGTGCTAAGTATAAGCCGGCTGTTGCAAAGTCCGCAGATGCAGCCCGCGCTATGGCGTCAAAGCCTACTGCTAAGTCAGCAAGCAAGACCGCAGGTAAGGGCTTGTTCCCAGGATTACTAACTGGAAATTACAAGGGTAAGAAGATTACTCGCGGTAAAGATTCCGGTCCAGGATACTTCAAGTCATAATGTCATATACAAAACCAGGTCTACGTGAATCTATCAAGAACCGCATCCTTGCTGGTTCTAAAGGTGGTAGACCTGGTCAATGGTCTGCTCGCAAAGCGCAACTTGTAGCACAGGCTTACAAGAAGGCTGGTGGAGGTTACACCGGCAGTAAGACAAGAAAACAAAAGTCCCTATCTAAGTGGACTAAAGAAGAGTGGGGCACTAGGTCAGGTAAGCCAAGTACACAAGGTTCCAAAGCAACTGGCGAAAGATATCTACCTAAGAAAGCACGTCAAGCATTAAGCAAAAAAGAATACGCAGCCACCTCCGCTAAGAAGCGTAGAGATACTAAGGCTGGAAGACAATTTTCAAAGCAACCAAAATCAATCGCAAGAAAGACGGCGAGGTATAGATAATGGCAGGCATAGCAGGTAGCACGCTCTGTGCAGAACTAAACCGTTTGGCTAATGGCGGTACTTATCCTGCCATGACAGCCTTCCTGGATGAACAAGGCGCTGCTAATGATTGGGCTGGTACATCTGGTCTTGGAATCATTGGTGCTCTTAATATCAAGGCTGATGCTAACCGCCAGCCAGATGATTACAAAGATTTATTCGGTATTTGCAACGAACTAGCCGGTACAACTAACAAGTCTGCGGTAGACGCATTAAGGACTATTGAATCGTGACAACGACCCTAACTAACCTGATAGATGAAATCCTTATCAACATGGCGGGTTACACCATGCAACAGGATAGGGCTACCAGTCTTTCATCTGCTGTTAGCACTACTACCACAACCACTATATCGGTATCTTCTACTGCTGATATTGGCAAGGGAATAATCGAAATTGGCGAAGAGTTGATGTGGGTAGAAAACTTTGACCGTGTAGGTAATACTTTAACTATCGCACCTTGGGGTAGAGGCTATCTAGGAACTACAGCATCTACTGCTGCTACTTCTAGCAAAGTTACAATTAGCCCAACATTTCCTCGCTATGTAATTAAGAAGGCTATCAATGATACCATCAACGCTATGGGTGCTTCTATCCATGGTGTTAAGCAAACTACCTTTACATATAATGCAGCAATTACAACTTATGAATTATTAGATAGCAGTAGCAATAACATTACTGCTGATGCTATCTTGGCTATGCACTGGCAAGAAGTAGGTCCATCAAAAGAATGGATTCCTGTACGGCGCTGGTCTTTTGAGCCTTATGCTGACATCACCACCTGGGGTGGTAGCGCTGCTTCTCCTGCTCAAACGGTTAGCGTTTACGATTACATAACTCCTGGTAGAACTGTCAAGGTTCTTTATGCTGCTGCTCCTAGCCCTTTTACTTCTAACTCTGATGTATTTACCACCACAACAGGACTTCCTGAATCTTGTAAGGATGTTGTAATTCTTGGTGCTGCATATCGCCTATTGACATTCCTTGACCCAGCACGTGCTACTCAGACTAGTCCACAGGCTGATGAGATTGATAGCAAGCGTACCTTTAGCGGAACAACAAGAATACTACAGCAAATCTACAGTTTGTACACACAACGTTTGAACGAAGAAGCAAAGTCTCAATTAACGAAGTACCCTCCCCGAGTCCACTATACCCGATAGGTAAACAATGACAGTACGCAAATACTCCTCACGTGCTCAGCAAACCACGCTGTCAAGTGCCATCACTGATACAGCCACCTCTATGACAGTGGTATCTGGCTCCGCCCTTATGGGTGGTAAGACCCTTACGGGTAGCCAGACTTACACAGTAGTCATTGACCCAGATACATCGCTTGAAGAGATTGTAGATGTAACGGTCTACTCGTCTGGTAACACCATCACTATTACCCGTGGTCGTGACGGTTCTTCTGGCGTAGCCCACTCGGCAGGTGCCGTTGTAAGACACATGGTGATTGGTCGTGACCTCCAGGAATCCAATGACCATATAGAGGCTTCTAGCGCCGTCCACGGGCTCTCTGGGACGGTTGTAGGTACGACTGATACTCAGACCCTCACTAACAAGACTTTAACCGCTCCTACGGTCAACGGAGCCACGATTTCCGGTACTGTGACCTCTACTGCTACTATCACTGGTGGTACGGTCAATGCTACTACCCTCCAGCAAGGCGGAGTCCAAGCGGTCACTACTACCGATACTCAGACCCTTTCAAACAAGACTCTTACCACCCCAACTATCGCATCCTTTACCAATGCGACTCACGACCACACTAACTCTGCTGGTGGTGGCGCTCTTAGCACCTCGGCTATTTCAGGTATTCAAGAATACATCGAAGATACTGTTGGCGGTATGGTCTCTAGCAACACCGAATCTGGTATCGCAGTAACCTATGATGACTCCACTGGCAAGTTAAACTTTGATGTAAGTGACCCAACGATTACCCTAGATGGTGACATTACTGGCTCTGCCACAATGACCAATCTTGGTAACACTACAATTACCACAGCAATTAGTTCTGGCTCTATCGTAAACGCAGATATCAATGCTTCTGCTGCGATTGCTTACAGTAAGTTAAATCTTTCCGGTTCTATTACATCTTCTGATATTACCGATGGCACTATCGTAAATGGAGACATTAGCGCATCTGCTGGTATTGCTTATAGCAAACTAAGCCTTAACAGTTCTATCACATCATCTGACATTGTAGATGGAACAATCGTCAATGCTGACATCAACGCTTCGGCAGCGATTGCCCTTAGCAAGTTGGCAACTGACCCGCTAGCCCGTGCTAATCACACAGGAACTCAAACCGCTAGCACTATCTCTGACTTGGCTACAACCGTCAAGGCATATCGCTTAGATGAATTTGCAGCACCAACTTCTAGCGTATCTTTTAATAGTCAAAAGATTACAGGCCTTGGAACGCCTACAACATCTACAGATGCAGCAACCAAAGGTTACATTGATACCGAGATAACCAACTTAATCAATGGTGCCCCCGGAACTCTTGATACTCTCAAAGAGATTGCAGACCAGATTCAGGCTGGCGGTACATTCTACGATTCAGTAGTATTTAAGTCTGGCTCCACAATGACTGGTGCTTTGACTCTTCACGCAGACCCATCTAGCAATCTACACGCTGCCACCAAGCAGTATGTTGACACTGTTGCTGGTTCTGCTACGGCTGCTGCTGCTAGTGCTGCTGCCGCTGCTGCTTCATATGATTCGTTTGACGATAGGTACCTAGGTGCTAAGTCATCTGCTCCTACATTGGATAACGATGGTAATGCACTTATTGAAGGCGCCCTGTACTGGAATTCAACAGATAACGCTATGTACGCTTGGGATGCTACAGGTTCTGCTTGGGGTAGCATCTCATCAACTGCTGCTATCTACCGCTACAAGTTCGTAGCAACAGGCGGAGAGACTTCCGTATCAG